CGCGCCAAGAACCGCACCACCTGGACCGAGGACGTTGACCCGGACAGTGCCGAGCACCGCGCCCTCGGGCCCGACGTGGTGGGGTTCCTGTGGTATCTCCGGCTGATTGAGCAGCAAGTGCGGCCCTACGCACCGGCGGCGGGTACCGCACCCGACGCCTACTCAATTCCGTGGTACGCCCGTGAGCTCCTGGAGGACATTGCGCTGAGCCGGGATGTCTACGCGGCGCAGGCCCTCGAGCAGGTGGCGCGCACGGCGTTGCGCGTGGGATGGCTGTATGGAGAGATGCGCCTGCGGCGCGCCACCGAGCCCGCCGTGCGATACCTGCGCCGGATGAAAGCCAAGAGCATCAAGAACGGCCGCAAGCGTGGCCGGGACGTGCACGCGCACGCCCACACACTTGACCAGCGCGTCGTCCCCCTTGCACGGGCGCTGCGTCAGCAGCACCCCTACACTCGCGAGTACTCGCAGCGGTGGCTCTCCCGCGAGGTGGCGCGCCGCCTCCGCGCCAAGCCGCGCACCGTCCTTGCACGCCTCCGCGCCCTCCAGCTCCCCTAAGCACACGCCTGCGGCACCGTTCCTGGACACGCAGCGTTGCTGCTGTCCAGGACGCTTGCTAGTTTCGTCGCCATCATGGCGAAACGACATACACCACCACGCATCGACGAGCCGTCCGACCGGTTCGTGATTGAGACGGAAGTGTGCGGGGACCCGCGTGCGACGAGCGGGCACCGGAAGGGCATCTTGCCCTACCACCGCACCACGGTCTACCGCAAGGTCCGCGCCGGCACCTTTCCCGCGCCCATTCAACTCTCCCCCGGGCGCAAGGGCTGGTGGCTCTCGACCATCCGTGCGTGGGTGCGGCAGCAGGAAGCGCAGCAGGTTGCCAGCCGTGCGTACTTCGGCCGCGACAAAGCCCGCGCCCTCGACCTCCCACCCTCGCCCTGAGCGCGCCTCACGGCCGTACAGAAAAAACGCCGCCGCCGGGGTGTGCTGCCGGCGACGGCTCGTGTGCTGGAGGAAACGACCCGTGTGTGCTGTTACAGGTATAACACAACATCTGGGGGGTGGGGACGACAACGGCCCACGCTGCCCGCGCTGTCACCGCCGCGACGGCGTCGAGTTCGACCGCGACTACTTTGAGTGGCGCTGCACGCTCTGCACGCACCATTGGCGCGCCGACCCGAACGACCCGAGGCTGCAGTGAGTACGCGCCGCTTCCTCGACCAGCTCTTCGCCGGCTGCACGGGCGGTGTCGTCGAGCTGCGCAGCTTTCCGTCCGGCACGCGCGCCTGGGCGCCGCTCGGCGCATGGCGTACGCTCGGCCCGTTTCTCACAGCGGCGGTGCGCGCGAAAGACAACGTCGCCGTCGGCGTCGCCACCCGCAAGGACGACAGCAGTGGCACCGCCAGCAACCTGCTCGAGCTGCCGGCGATGTTTGTCGATGTCGACCACCCGCCGGCGCAGGCCCGCGCGCGCCTGGCGCGCCTCCCCGTCCGCCCCTCGCTGCTTGTCAGCAGCGGCCGCGGCGTCCACAGCTACTACCGCCTCCGCGAACCCGTCGACCTCACCAACATGGCCGAGCGCGTCCAGGCCATCGCCGTGCAACGCCGCCTTGCGCACTATCTCGGCGCCGACACCCACGCCACCGACCTCACACGTGTGCTGCGCGTGCCGGGCGCCTGGTCGTTCAAGTACGGCACCCCGCACAAGGTCGAGGTGCTCGAGCAGACGGACGCCGCCGTCAACCTCGCCGAGCTCGACGAGCTGCTCCCCGGCGAGCGCGTGGAGGACGGCGAGCTTGTGCCGGCCGACCAGCTGCGGAAAGGCACGCGCAACGGCACGCTGCACGCCTTGGCGCGCAGCCTGCGCTGGCGGCGCCTGCCGTCGCACGTGCTCGTGCGCGTGATGGAAACGGCAAACGCCACCTGGTGCAGCCCGCCGCTGCCGGCGGTCGAGCTCTTCGCGCTCCTGCGCTCGGCACTCACCGCCGCGGACGACCCGACGTTTCTCGCGCGTCACACGGACGACATCGAGCACGACAGCGCGCCGGCCCGTACAGACGCGTGTACGTGTGCTGCACATGTACACGTACTGTCTTCTTCTCTTCTCTGCTCTACACGTACATGCACATGTACAGCACATGTGCGTGTACATGGTCCTGAGCCTGACCATGACCCTGATACGTGTACGTACGTACACAGAGTACGTACCGTACGCGGCCCGCCCTAGCGCGACGGCGCCCCCGGGCGCCTCCCGGCGCTTTTCCAGCACAGCCCAACACACGGAGGAACGACGATGGACGATTTCGATGTCGATGATTTCGGGTCCGGCAAGAACTTCATCCGCAAAGAGGACCTGAAAACGGATGGACCGCAGCGGAAGCGGATTCAGACAGTCGAGCAGCGCGAGTCGCGCTTCGACAAGGACAAGGCGGGCAAGCCCGGGCGCGAGCTCGTGCTGGTCTTCAGCGACGGCACGTGCTTCGGCCTGCGCGCCCAGGTCAACCGCGACGAGATGAAGACGGCGTACGGGAAGCGGACGAGCCTGTGGGTGGGGAAGCTCGTCGAGGTGTATTGCGACCCCAGCGTCCGCAACCCGCAGGGGGCGAAGGTGGGCGGCGTGCGCCTCCGTATCCCGGCCGAGGATGGCGGGCCCGAGGAGTACGTCAGCGACCTCGAGGAGGGCTACGAGGAGGACGAGGCGGCGCCGCCGGTGCCGGCGAAGGCGCGGCACTGAGTGGAGGGCGCGGGACTGGGCCTGACCGCCTGGTCCCGCGCGTGAGGACAACAACGACGTTGGAGGGTTTCATCATGACACGACACGAAGCACTCATGAGCGCAAACCGCGCAACACGGCGTGGCGGCTGGCTCTACAGCGGTGACCCGCGAATCAACGCGGCCTGTCGTGCACTCTTGTTCGCCGTCTGGTTCGAGGACGGCCTGAGCCTGTCCCAGCATGTCGCGCGCATCAACCGCGCGCACCTGCGCCTGAGCGAGGCGCTCGAGCGCGTGGACGGCGACGAGTGGAGGACGGCATGAGCCTGCTGTGTGCACGGCATGGTGCGCCGATGACGCGCACGTATCTCACGTGCGTTCACGTGCTGGCGGGTGCCGCGATTACGTTCTATGAACCAGACAGGCCCGTGGACGGGCGGAGCATCGGCCGCGCCCGCGGCGAGGCACTGTGTCGGTTGTGCACGGGCCGCCTGCGGAGTGTGGATGTGCGGATTGTGTGTGCGCGGTGCGTGGCGGCGCTCCGGCCGCAGCAGCTGGTGCAGTAGACGCCGATGGCCTGGCCGACACGTGCCCGCCGGTCGAAGTTTGGCGCCGTGCCGGCGACCGTGGACGGGATGCGCTTTGCGTCGCAGAAAGAGGCGCGCCGGTTCGTCGAGCTGCAGCGGCTCGTGCGGGCTGGCGCCATACGCGAGCTCGAATGCCACCCGGTGTTTCTGCTCGAGGTGATTGGACACAACGGCGAGTGCGTCACGTGCGGGAAATACACCGCGGATTTCCAGTACCGCACGACGTGCGGCGGCCGCCTGGTGGTCGAGGATGTGAAGTCGCGCGCGACGAAGACGACCAGCTACCGCTTGCGTAAGCGGCTGGTCGAAGCGCTTTACGGAATTGTCGTGACGGAAGTGTGAAGGAGGACACGCTGGCGCGTCGCGTTGCTGCGCTCGAGGCGCGTGTGGCGGAGCTCGAGCGGCCGTGCGCGCCTCGGGACGACACGGACGCCGCGGTGCTGGCGGCCGTTGCAGCGGCTGCGCGTGATTTGCTCTTCACCGCGGCGAGCATCCTCGAAGCTGCGGCGCTCGATGCCGACCTGCACGCGGCGCTGTGCACAGCCGGCCTCGACACCCCGCGGCGGCTGGGCACCTGGCTGCGCCGGATGCGCGGCTGCGCGGTGACAGGCCTGCGCCTCGAGCGCGTCGGCAAGGGGGACGCCGGCGCAATTTGGATGATTCGGGCCGGACGGAAGGAGGCAGTATGAGTCGCTATCGCTGGGTGGAGCATGAGGGCGTCCGTCTCTCCGCGATTGGAGTCGACCCGGACGGGACGCTGCACAATCCAAACGGGTACCCGGAGGCGCTCGTCCGCGCGGCGGTCGCAGCGGCGGAGAGCCGGCACCGCGCGTGGCGTGTGCGGTGCGCGAAGAAGGCGGCTGAGACACGGCGCCGGCGACACCTCTTGCGCGTCGATGCCGTCGCGCGGCAGTTGGTGACCAGCGGGAGGACCGGGCCCTCCGCGCGCTGCGTCATCTGCCGCAAGCAGCTGGACGACGCCGACAGCGTGCGCCGCGGGATTGGGTCCGAGTGCTGGCAGCAGGTCCTCACCGCCATCGAGCAGAGCCGTGCGGCGAACGAGGCCGCTCGCAGCGACGGCGGAGCGATGACCACGGCGAAGTGACGACTCCGCATACCGCCAGGCAGGCATTTATTCGGTCGTGCGTAATGCCTGACTGTCCCCGTGCACAGTCAGGTCCGGTCTTGCGCCGGCGAGAGCGAAGCGTAGAGTGGCCGCTATGACGACTGACCAGCTCCACCAGGCCAACCTCGGCGAGATAACGCGGCGCCGCATCGACGACTCCATGCACTGGGTGCAGTGTTTGTACGAGGCGCACCGCCAGGGCCGCGGCGGCGCGTGGACGGCGGCGCAGATTTACGGCATCCGCCATCCGCGCTCGCTGCTCGGCGACGTGGTGCAGAAGGCGGCGACGCTCGCCGGCAGCACGGCGCTCACCGGCTGGGCGGCCGAGCTCGCGGCGGCGCAGCCGTTCAACGACCTGCTCGCGTTCATGCGGCCGGCCAGCATCGTCGGCAACTTGCCGGATTTGCGCCGGGTGCCGCTGAACGTCAGCCTGCCGTCACAGACCGGGGGTGGCACGTACGGCTGGGTGGGCCAGGGTGCGCCGTCGGCCGCGACGAAGCTGGCGTTTACCACGCTGACCCTCACGCCCGCGAAAGTGGGCGGCATTGTGGCCGTGACCAAGGACCTGGTGCAGGTCGGCGGGCCGCCGGACACGGCGACGGCACTGCGCGACGACCTGACCAAGGGCACGGCGACGTTCCTCGACACGCAGTTCTGCGACCCCGCCGTCGCCGGCGTGGCGGACGTGTCGCCGGCCAGTATCACCAACGGCGTGACGCCCCTCACACCGAGCGGCACGACGGCCGCGGCGCTCGAGCTCGACGTGGACAAACTGCTCGGGCAGTTCTTCACCGCCAACAACGGCACGACGGCGGCGCTCCTCCTGCCGCCGGCCTACGCGGTCATGCTCGCACGCCAGAGTCGCTCCGATACACTCGGCGCGCACGGTGGCGCGTACCTCGGCATCCCGGCCGTCACCTCGAGCGCGACGGGCGGCCGCATCATCGTCGTGGAGCAGGACGCCATCCTGTTCAGCGACCGCGGTGTCGAGATTGACGTGAGCGAGGAAGCGACGCCGCAGCTCGACTCGGCGCCGACCAACCCGGCGGACGCGGCCGTCGTGCCGACCTCGTTCTGGCAGCTGAACCTCGTCGGCCTGCGCGTGCTGCGCTTCATCAGCTGGCAACGGTCGCGTACGACGGCGGTGTCTTTGCTCTCACCGTGCGCGTATGTCGCAGGGACCTAACATGCCGCTGCCACCTGTGGCGCCGTTCGAGTTCGACCGCAGCTTTCTGCTCGAGGCGGACCGACTTGCGCACGACGATATCGCCAACCTGACCGACAAGCACCTGCACGCGCTGAGTGTCTACGATGCCGGCGCCACGGAGATGCTCTGGCAGCGACGCGAGGCGGTGCGGATGGCAGCGGTCGAGCAGCGCGCCGCAGCTGCCTTCGACGCCGCCCAGGCGGCCACGCGTGCGGTGCGTGCGGCACCGCCGCCGCCGGCCGCCAAGCCCGACACCCTCGCCACCGTCATCCGCGACACCATCGACGTGGCGCTGGCACCGTTTGCCGCGCAGATGGTCACCTTCCAGCAGCGCGTGGCGGCGCTCGAGAGTGGTGCCGAGGTGCACGCCATGGACCTCGAGGCCATCCGCTCGCGGCTCGACGACCTGGAGAGCCGACGCTGATGCCTCCCGTGGACCTTGGGCACGTGCCGGTGCCGCGCGGGGCGTCGGCCGACGAGCGCTGGGCGTTGTGCTGGCCGCTCCTCGAGCGCATCGTCAACGCGCACCTGGCCGCCGAGCAGGAGAAATACGAACGGCTGCTCCTGGACGCCGACGCCGAGCCGAGCCAGCTCGCGGACGCCCTGCTCACGTGGCTGCACCGGATGGAAGCGTGGCGCGACGAGACGCTCGCCGCCGTCCACACCTGGCTCGACCACGTGCACGACGACGATGCCTAGCGCACCGGCACGCTTGTGCGCACGCGGGCATGTCGTCACCGGCCGCGGTCCCTGCCCGACGTGCGAGGGACGGCGCGAGGTGGCACGCGGCACGCCGACCCAGCGCGGCTACGACAGCCGCTGGGATGCGCTGCGCAATCGCTACCGCGCGGCGCATCCGCTATGCGAAGCGTGCTGGCGCCGGGGTGTGGTGCGGCCGATGGAGGACGTGGACCATGTCGTCCCGTTCACCGGGCTGAGCGACCCGCGCCGGCTCGACCCCGCCAACCTGGCCGCGCTGTGCCGGCCGTGTCATCACGCGAAGACGGCAGCCGAGCGTCAGCGCCGTGGGGGGGCGTGAGGAAGTCGGAGGCGGCGACCCCGCCATACCCGGCTGGAGCCTCAGACACGTGTCGCCAGATTCAAACACAATCAAACATGGGGGCGGAACGATGCCTCGAGGCGGCGCCCGGGTGGGCGCGGGACGGAAACAGAAACCGCTAGACCTGCACATCATCGCCGGCACGTATCGGCCGGACCGGCACGGGCCGCGGAGCCTGGCCGAGGCGGTGCCGGCGGCGGCGGGAACATTTGCGCTGACGACAGCGGACCGTGCGGCACTCGGGGCGGCGGGTCGCGCCCTGGTCGACCGGGTGCTCGAGACGTATGCGCCGTCCGTCATCGAGGGGTTGCAGCTGCTCGAGGCGGCGCGGGCGGCGGACGTGCTCGCGGCCCTGCGCACGGAGGCGGTGCCGGACCTGCGCCAGGTGCGGCTGTGGAGCGCCTACTACACCTCGACGCTGCGCTGTCTGGGGCTGACGTGAAGCTGCGCGCGGCGGCTGCGGGACCGCCGGACCTGAGCGCGGAGACGATTGCTATCCTGCTCGGTGGATGGGGCGCAGAACCGCCGGCGGCGGCGGATGACGGGGACCGCGGCTTCGAGCATGGGTTCGCCGACCTCTACGAGCAGGACGGTCCTGCGACGCTCTGGCGCACGCACGAGGCGTTCCTGCGCGCGACGGCGGTGGCATGGGGTTGGGTGCCGACATTCCTCGGCCCGGACGGCGTCGCGCGGTTCTGGGGCGAGCACGACGCCGCTGGTTACGTTGTGCGGCGGGGCTGACGCCGGCGCATCCTCACCGCGTGCTCCTGCTCTTCACGTGCGAGCTCCGCAAACAGCAGCGAGACGATGCGCCGCCGGTTGCTGCTCATGATGCGGAAGTTATCGACCAGGCGCTGCTCGGGCGGGCTGTTGTGCACGTGCGTCGGGTCGAGCTGTCCGCGCCGCGTGCCGGCGAGCAGCCCGAGCAGCTCGACGCGCTGGTCCTCCGTTAGTGTCCGGCTCGAGGTGATGCGGTGGACCGCCTGCTCGATGGTTTTCATCCGCTGCGTCAGCTCGCGGACCGTGGCGGTGGCCGCCTCGAGCTCGCGGACCACGGTCGCCTGCCGTTTCGCGTCGGTCCGCGTGGCGAGATGCGGCGCCATTGCGAGGAGTTCGGAGTCAGTCGGCATCGGCCACCTCCCCAAACCGTGCATGGTCGCCGCGGACGGCGGTGCGCGCAACTGGGAAGGTTGACAGGGGAGGTCACGCCGCGTCGTCGTCGTCGTGCCGGCGCAGCTGGAAGACGGGCGGTGCGCCCTCGAGCGTGCCGAGCTCCTGCTCCTCCTCGATGACATCGTCGAGAGCTTCACGCAGGACGCCGGCGATGTCCGTCCCGCGGACGGCGGCGATGCGCCGGACGGCGGTGTAGTGCGCCGCGGTGACGCGCACCCGCAGGCTCGTGGTGGTCGCCACACCGTAGACGGACGGCCGGCCGGGGCGCCGCTTCTCCACGCGCGGCAGGATAGCACCGAGCGCCCGCCCGCCGCTAGCCCGCCGCTAGCCCGCCGGCACGGTCCGCACGACCGGCCGGCCTCTGATAACGCAAAACACTGAGCAAAAGCCCCCGTTCTGGCCGGGTTGACCCGGCAGCGGTCCGCCAGCGCCCGAGATTCCAGAACCGTGAGGCCGCACAACCCGCCAACACCACGCAACGCGCACCGTGCCGTTTCTCTAGTGTTTTAGTGTATCGTGTTGTCAGGTGATGCACCCTAGCTGCGTCGCCCCGCTAGCCCACCGCTAGCCGGTTCTGCCCGAGGACGCAATGACGAAACACCTGACGGACCGCTTCGTGGCGGGCGTGCGCACCACGACCCGCGAGAACTACTTCGATACCAAGACGCGCGGCCTGGTCCTGCGCGTCAGCACGCGCGGGAAGGTGTGGTACTTCACGTATCGCCGGCAGGGACCGACGCAGTGGCTCCGGCTCGGCCTCTACCCCGCGCTCGGCCTGGCCGACGCCCGGACGGCGGCACTCGACCAGCGACACGCGGTGGATGTCGAGCGCAAGGACCCCGCCGCCGAGCGTCGCACCCTGCCCCCTGTGCCGGCGCCCGCACCGCACGTGCTCACGTTCGGGGACTTCGTGCCGACGTTCCTGGCGTTTCAGCGGAAGCGCGTGCGCACGTGGCGCGCCAACGAAACAATGCTGCAGAAGTACCTTGTGCCGGCGTGGGAGGCGCTCCCGCTCAAGAGCATCACGCGCCGCCATGTGCATGAGGTCCTCGACGCCGCGGAGGGCCGCGGGCTGACGGTTGGCGTCAACCGCCTGCAGATGCTCATCTCGCGCATCTTCACGGTGGCGCTCGACCGCGAGGCCGTCGACGCGCATCCGGCGGCACGCATGATTAAGCGGTGTGTGGAGACGCCCCGCGAAACCACCCTGACCGACGACGCGCTCCGGCAACTGTGGGCCGGCCTCGACGCCTCCCCCGGCGCGGCGAGCGACGCCCTCCGCCTGCGTCTCCTGCTCGGGCAGCGCGGCGAGGAGACGGCCGGGATGCAGTGGGCCGAGCTCGACCTCGCAGCCGCCACGTGGAGCCTGCCCCGGCTGCGCACGAAGACGAAGCGTCCGCACGTGGTGGCACTGCCGCCGATGGCGCTCGCCCTGCTCGAGCGCCGGCGGGCGGCCAGGAGTGAGCAAGAAGAAGACGAGCCCCGCGTCTTCCCCGGGCTGGCGCTGAACAGCCCACAGCATAAGGCGCTGTCTGTGCTGCGCAACGGCGCGTACACGTGGAAGGATGCCAGGCGCACGGTGGCGACGCGCCTCGCGGAGCTCGGCTTCGACGAGACGGTCATCGGCCGGGTGCTGAGCCACGCCAAGCACTCGGTCACCGGCAAGCACTACAACCAGCACCGCTACGTCGAGGAGATACGCACGGCGCTGACCGCGTGGGACACGGAGCTGCAGCGCATCCTCCGCCACGAACCGAAGACGCGGACGAACCTCCTGCCCATGCGTAGCCGCGGATGACGCGCCGGCGCGCCAAGAACCGCACCACCTGGACCGAGGACGTTGACCCGGACAGTGCCGAGCACCGCGCCCTCGGGCCCGACGTGGTGGGGTTCCTGTGGTATCTCCGGCTGATTGAGCAGCAAGTGCGGCCCT